TAACAGAGGGCAGTTGCTTGGTGTCACTAAGTTGGCTATCAATCCCAATCAAAGCGAGAGAGATACACTATACAAAGCCCGTATCAATCCTATTGTTTCTTTCCCAGGTCAAGGTACAATCCTTTTCGGTGATAAGACTGCTCAAAGTAAACCTTCTGCTTTTGATAGAATCAATGTTCGTAGACTCTTCATCGTTTTGGAGAAAGCTATTGCAACGGCTGCTAAGTATCAGTTGTTTGAACTTAACGACCAATTCACTCAAGCAATGTTCAAGAACATGACCGAGCCGTTCTTGCGTGATGTTAAGGGTAGAAGAGGTGTCACAGACTTCTTAGTTGTGTGTGATGAAACTAATAATACGGGAGAGATTGTTGATACAAATCGCTTTGTTGCTGATATCTATATCAAACCCGCTCGTTCAATTAACTTCATTTCCTTGAACTTCATTGCCACTCGTACTGGTGTTGAGTTCTCTGAAATCGTAGGTAAATAATCCATAAATAAAGAAAGGAAACTATTATGGCTAATGTAGATGATTTTAAATCAAAACTAATCGGAGGCGGTGCAAGACCAAATCTATTCAGAGCAACTATCAACTTTCCAGCATACGCTGGTGGTGATTCTGAACTGACATCATTCTTGGTAAAAGGTGCTCAACTACCTGGTAGTGTGATTGCTCAGATCGATGTACCGTATCGCGGTCGTCAACTTAAGATTGCGGGTGATCGCACCTTTGAAAACTGGACTATCACAGTACTCAATGATGGAGGCATGGAAGTTAGAAACGCATTCGAGCGTTGGATGAACGGCATGAACGAGCATTCAGAGAATGTTGGTTTGTCTAATCCTACAGATTATCAAGTCGATATGATTATCGAACAACTTGATAAGTCGGATAACGTCACTAAGTCGTACTCTATTAGGGGTGCATTCCCAGTGAATGTTGCTGCTATTGATCTCAGTTACGAAACTAATGATGCTATTGAAGAATTCACTGTTGAGTTGGCTTACCAATATTGGGAGTCTAACACAACTAGCTAGTTGAAAAGCATAAGAGTCTTCCGTCCGATGATGGGAGACTCTTTTCTACATTATAAATATCAGTATGGAATTATTTGGATACAGCATATCTAAGAGGATAAACTCTAGAGAAAAGAAACAGGATAAAGATCTCAAGTCATTCGTACCAAAACGTGACGAAGAAGGAAACGGTTCTGTAATTACTTCAGGTGGATACTATGGTCAGTATGTTGACATTGACGGCACTGATTCAAATTCGGATCAAGAGCTAATTATTAAGTATAGGGAAGCAGCATCTCAACCAGAGTGTGACCAGGCTATCAATGATATTGTTGATGGAGCTATTGCAGCAGGTTCCAATACTGCACCAGCCACATTGGATATGTCTGACTCTGAACTACCTGAGTCGATTAAAAAGCAAATTCATGAAGAATTTGATAAAGTACTATCGCTATACAAGTTCAATCGTAAAGCGTCAGAGCTATTCAAAGAATGGTACATTGATGGTAGATTGTACTTTCACGTTGTAACAGACGAAAAGAATTTCAATAAGGGTATTAAGGAGTTGAGACAGATCAACCCACTACATCTTAAAAAGGTTAAAGAAATCCAGAAGATTCTCGACGATAAAACAGGAATTAAGATCCCAAAGACAATCGCTGAGTATTATATTTACTCAGAAGGTGGAGCAACTGGTTCTGAAACTGGTATCAAGATTGCAAAGGAAGCAATCATTTCATGCCCGTCTGGCTTGCTTGATACTACACAACAGAAAATCATCTCACATCTTCATAAGTCGATGAAGCTTGTTAATCAGCTTCGCATGATGGAAGACTCGTTGGTAATGTATCGAGTTTCAAGAGCGCCCGAGAGAAGAATTTTCTATATCGATGTAGGTAATCTACCTAAGGGTAAGGCTGAAGAATATGTTCAGTCTGTGATGAGCAAGTACCGCAATAAGTTGGTATATGATTCATCGACTGGTGAAATCAGAGATGATCGTCGTCAAATGTCAATGCTTGAAGATTTCTACATGCCTCGAAGAGAAGGTGGGCGAGGTACTGAAATCACAACTTTACCAGGTGGAGAAAACCTTGGTCAGATTGAAGATGTAGTCTTCTTTCAAAAGAAGCTTTATCGATCACTTAATGTACCTATTGCTAGGCTTGAACAGGAAGCAGTATCAGCATTTGGAAGACCATCTGAAGTGTCTAGAGATGAAGTTAAGTTTCAAAAGTTTATTGATAGACTAAGAAAACGTTTCTCTTTCATTTTGATTGATGCTTTGCGTATTCAGCTACTCCTTAAGGGCATCATTAAACAATCTGAGTGGGACACAATTGAAGAGAGTTTTGCAATTGATTACATTGAAGATAACTACTTCTCTGAACTAAAAGAAACTGAAATCCTTAAAGAACGTATCGAGACTCTTAATACATTAGATGAATTTGTAGGTAAATACTACTCAAAGGCTTGGATTCGTAAAAACATCCTACAACAAACTGATGAAGACATTCGCGATATTGACAAAGAGATTGAAGAAGAAGCGAAAGAAGAGCCAGATGAAGATGATCTAGACGATGATGTTTAGAAAACCAAATTAGTATAAATAATAATATCTAATATGAAAGACACAGAAAATCTATTTAATTCACTAGTCAATAATGATGAAAAAGGTGCATTTGCCGCATTTGAGACTGCTATCAGTAATAAATTACAAACCGTCCTTGATGTAAAGAAGGTTGCGTTAACAGCTGATGTTTTCGGCGTTAAAGAGTCTGTTGAACTTGAAGAGGGTGTGTATGATCCGGCTATTTTTAAGGCAGTATTCCTTGCGGGCGGTCCTGGCTCGGGCAAATCATTCACGGTAGGTAAGACTGGTCTGCAAGCTCTTGGGTTTAAAGTTGTTAACTCTGATGATAAGTTTGAGAACGCAATGCGTAAGGCTAAGATGGAGATGACTCCTGAGAATATCTTTAGCCCGGTTGGACAAGAGATTCGTGGTGCTGCCAAGAAGCTCACAAAGAAGCAACAAAATATTTATCTTGATGGTCGTCTTGGATTGGTTATCGACGGAACGGGTAAAGACTTTTCTAAGATCAAAAAACAAGCTGAAGGTCTGAAAGAACTTGGTTACGATGTCTCTATGATCCTAGTTAATACTGATCTTGAAACATCCTTGATTCGCAATCGTATGCGTGAACGTAGTCTGAAAGATGCTGAAGTAAAGAAGATGTGGTCCGAGGTTCAGAACAACATCGGTAAGTTCCAGGCTTACTTTAAAGACATGTTTGTCATTGTTGATAACTCGCAAGGCTCCAATATTGAAAAGGCAACAACTTCAGCATACAAGAAGATCGCTAAGTTTGCTAATACAAAGCATAAAAATCCACTTGCGCGTCAATGGATCAAACAACAGCTTGGTGAAAACGTACAATGGAAGCAAGTTGACGAAGAACCACTTGTATAAATAGAAACACAAATACCTTTATGAAGTTAATTACAGAACATTTAGAATCAGAACTCGACTATCTCACTGAGAAGGACGAGAAAGGGAATAAGAATGTCTTCATCGAAGGGATTTTTATGCAAGCCGAGCAGCAGAATCGGAATAACAGAATTTATCCTAGAGCTGTACTTGAAAGCGCATGTAACAAGTACAGCAAGGAGCAGGTTGATACTGGAAGAGCAGTTGGTGAATTGAATCACCCTGAAGGTCCAGCTATCAATCTTGATAAAGTTTCACACAGAATTACCGAACTTAAATGGGATGGTAATAATGTTGTTGGAAAGGCACTTATACTGAATACACCAATGGGTAATATAGTGAAAGGACTTATGGAAGGTGGCTGTAAGTTAGGTGTCTCAAGTCGTGGTATGGGAACAGTTGAAAATAAGAATAATAAAACCTTTGTACGGAGCGATTTTATGCTCTCTACAGTGGACATTGTACAAGATCCATCCGCACCCCAAGCTTTCGTTAACGGAATTATGGAAGGTGTAGATTGGATTTACGAGAACGGTATTCTGAAACCTCAGCAGATTGAATCTTATGAGACAGAAATTAAGAAGGCTTCTAAATCTCAGCTTGCAGAAGCTCAGAAAAGAGTCTTTAGCGATTTCCTCTCCAAACTCACTCATTAATATAAATAAGCATATGTTAGAAGAAACACAAATGGAAGACATCATTGAAGATGTTACAGAAGAGCAGCTTATTGCTAATGAAGAGCTTGTACAGGATCTACCTGAAGTCTCTGAAGAGCAACAAGTAACTTCGTTTTCTGAATCTGTCAAGTCAGTTCTTTTGGGCGAAAAGAAAGCCGTAAAAGAAGAAGATGACGAAGAGGAAGACGAAGAGGAAGACGAAGACGACATCGATGAATCTATCGAAGCGGATCTCGAAGAGGCTGCTAAGGAAGA